GGATGATGGGTTGAAGGGTCGGTAGGGCCGGGGTCGGGGAAAGCACCATACTCCCGTCAGGCGCTGTGGTCTGGAACATCGAGGAAACTCCGTTAACGGTTTTGCAAAGAGACACACCACTGGTCAAACTGCTCAATTGTAACCGAGTCGCCACCCAGTTTCCGCTTGAGCATGGCCACCACGTCGGGCAGCAGGCGGCCGTACTGGCAGCCCACGCCGGCGGCCGTGGCCGCCCTGGTCAGCGCCGCTGGCTCAACTGGGATGTCCAGCACCAGCCGCCGGACCATGCCGCGGAGCTGCGGCGTGCTGGTCACGGGCCACCACACGTCAGCCGTGGCTGGCTCAGTCTTCGGGATGCTGATCTTGGCGTAGTCGCCGGACGTGTCCAGCAGCACCGTGGTCGGCTTCGTGCCGTTGGCCATGATGGCGTCAACCATGGCCGAAGCTTGTCCCCACTGGATTCCCAGCCGGGCCGCCCAGCGGTCGTTCACCAGCAGGCTGATGCGGTCGGTCCAGGACACGCGGCACCACTGCCGCCCTTCGCGATCCATGACGATGCGGGCCGTGCGTGTGGGCGGTAGGATGCAAGGCACCTTGCCTTCCATCTTGCGGTCGGCGAAGACTGACATCGGTGGCTCGCCGTTGGCCACCACGTTCTCGCGCTTGGCTACCACGGGGAACTCGTAGCCGCACACGGGGCACTGCCGCTGGCTGGCGCTGCACTCGTGCTCGCACACGGGGCAGTGTTTCTTGACTGCCTCGCCGGCGCCCTTCTCCTTGGGCTTCGGGATGATCGGATTATCGATCGGGCCGCAGCGCTCCGTGTTGCCGGTGAAGTCCAGCACCAGACCGTCAACCTTGTCCGGGTGCACGCGAGTCAGGCGGCCAAGCATCTGGACCCACAGGGCCGAGGCCAGCGTGGGGCGGAAGCACACCAGGACATCGATGTCCGGTACATCGAACCCGGTTGTCAGGGCCGAGACCGAGACCATCCAGCGGAAGGCGTTCTTGTTCCGGAAGGCGTCGATGAGGGTCTTCCGCTCGCCCTTGGGTGTCTTGCCCGTGATGATCTCGGCGGTCTCTCTCATGCTTCGCAGCATGCCGACGATCATCTCTGCCGTGTGGACGGTTGGGGCGAAGACAATGCCCTTGCGGCGCCCCATGGATGCCTGCAGCATCTCCGGGATCAGGGAGGGCAGCAGCGGCTCGATCTTGTGGGCGAAGGACTCTTCGCTGTAATCTCCGTTCGAGGAAATGGTGACGCCTCCCATGCTGACCACGGAGGTCGGGCCGGGAACGAGTTGGGACAGGTAGCCGTCGGACAACAGCCTGGCGAAGCACTCCGGTGTGCCGGCCGAGTAGATTTCATCCTCGAACACACCGCGGCCGATCAGGGGGCCATCCATGCGCCACGGCGTGGCAGACAGGCCGATCAGCTGGCACTCCGGGTTCACCTTCCGGATGCCGGTCAGCAGCTTGCCGTACATCGTGTCCGGCTTCTCGGATACCAGGTGGCACTCGTCGATGATCACCAGATTGAACCGGCCCATGGCTTCGGCGTGACGAAAGGCCGTCCCCACGGAGCAGACAACGACGCGGGCGTCCCAGTCCTTCTTTCCGGCCGAGGCAGACACGATGCCGACATGCTCGGACACTTCCCGGGCGATAGCTTGGCCGTTCTGGCGGACCAGGTCCCCGTTGTGGATGGCGTTCAGGACACGGCCGCCCTGCTGCAGGACGTGGGCGGCGATTCTGGCGATGACGACACTCTTGCCCGCACCAGTGGGCAGGTTGATGATCCCGGCCATACCCGTGTAGGCAATGGCCGCGTCCACGGCCTCCTGTTGATACCAGCGTAGTTCCATATCTCAGGCCTCCTTACTTGATCGGAGCGTAATGGTCACACAGTTCCGTGCCCTTGCCAATGCCACACGTCACCACGCCGTTGCCGCCGAACACCGCGTGCACACAGGTTCGGCAGGATGCGATCGCTTCCGCCCTGCCGTGACAGAACCTCTTGTGGTTGCAGAACCTGCAGCGGAAGTCGGTATCGACCAGCTTCGGCGGTATCAGGCCATGAGTGATGTCCGCGGCTAGGTTCAGGAACTCTGTCGGCTCGCCGTCGTAGTCCACTAGGTAGACCTGGATGGCATCCGTGTCCTTGCACGATGCTAGATACAGGGCCCGCTTGAGCCCAAGACCGTGCATGCCACACTGCATCTGTGCGAGGTGCTCAGGCTTGATCTGTTCGTCCTTCTCCAGCTTATCCCAGGTCTTCCGATTCATCGTCTTGAACTCGAGCACGGCTAGGCTGCCGTCCTGGAGCCGGATGACGCCATCCACGGAGCCCTGCAGGTCGCCGGTCTTGTAGCTAATCTGGCCGCCGTCCTTGGAGATGAGCTTCAGCTGGAAGCCAGCCACCTGCAGACAGGCCGCCAGCCGAGCCTCCTCCATGTGCCCCCGGTTGAAGAGTCGGACCATCCGACCGTCCGTGGCCACATCAGGCGAGGCCTTCCGGTAGGAGAGGGCGACAGACCGGGGGCACTCACGGCCGATCACGGAAGCCCCGAGGTGTGCCCGCTCCTTGTTGGATTCCCCCTTCCAGTCTACACACCGCTCCAGCCAGGCGGCTTGCGCCCGACGCCAGGCAGCAGGATCGGCGACCACAGCATCATCGATCCGCTTCTCGATGTCCTTGCAGCGGACTGGCAAGGGTTTCAGAAAATCTTCGAGCACGTCAGTCATCTTGAAATGGAAAGACCCGGCTGCCCGGGTCAGTGCGTCAAGCCTTCTTCAGGAACTCGGTCACGTGAATCAGTGCATCAGCTTTCGTGTACAAGTAATCCACGCTGACCGTTGCCTTGTGGCGGAGGACTGACGGGAAGCTGCTTTCCGGAGTTTCGTAGACGGCGAAGTATCCGTCTACCGTCCTGCCTTCCGCGATCAGCCGGGACCGGGACCGGATCCTAGCCGCCTCGAGGGCGGCCAGGGCGTCATCGTTAAACATCTGGCCTACCTCTCGATCAGAACGGGATGTCGTCGTCATCCATGCCATCCATGTCATCCGCGTCTGGCTGCGGCTGCGGCTCGGGCTTGGCGGCGGGTTTCGTGGCTGGTGCCGGGCGGCCTGCCGGGTCGGGCTTGGCGCCAGAGGCCACGTCGATCGGGCGGAAGGCTGGACGCTCGATGCCGTCACTGCCTTCTTCGAGCTTGACCCAGACTTTCACACGGAGGCCAACCATGGCCGACGGGTTGGCGGCCTTGGCACCGGCGTACTTCAGGATCATGGCCAGGTTCTGCTGGGCAATCTTGGCGGCCTTGCTGACACCACCGCCGTGGCCGACCAGCAGGTCCCAGAAGCCGCTCTCGCCACTGTCAGCCAGCACACGGAGGGTCAACTTTGGATCGCCGGCCCTGGTCTGCTTCATCTCGGCGGCCTTGATCGTCAGGTTGTATTCGCCTGGCTCCTCGAAGTTCTTGAATCCACCGCCGTGAGATTCATTCTCGGCGACGGCTTCGTTTTGGAATTCTGTGTTGTTGACAACGGACCAGAAATCGAACGTCATGGTAATACTCCTTGAGGTCTTGGGCGTCGGCCTTGTGTGGTTGGCACCAGCCCTGGGTTAATGCTGTGTATTCTGAGCCTGTACTGCTTTGGTGTCAAGACCGTTCGTCGGTTCAGCGAACGGCCTTCAGGATTGCGTGGGCAAACTCCTTGGCATCATCGAGGCCGCCGAACTCGCCCATGCCGAAGAGGATCGCGACAACGATGATTGCCACTGCCAGGATACCGCCGGAACCTTGATTCATGATTGCAACCCCTTGATTCGCTTCAGGTTTCAGGCTGCGACCGTCGCTGCCATGGTTGAAACTATACGCCGGTCACTCCTGGCTATCAAGACCGCTCGTCAGGCCGAACGGCAGATCGGTGGTCAGTGAGTACTGCTTGAACATGAAGCCGCAGTACCCCTTCTCCAGACACTGGCGGGGTGTGCCTTCCGTGCCGGCGGTACCGTTCACGAGCGCCCAGTAGCCGTAGGCCTGACCCGTGCACATGGCCTTGGCGTCAGCAGCCTTCCAGTCTGCGTAGGAACGGAAGGATTCGACCGTCTCGGCGTGGCAGCGCTCGGTATCCTTCTTGATCCAGGCGTCCACGCCTTCGCCCATCTCAGCGGCCAACTCGGCTTTCAGGGCTTCGCCAACCATCTGGTATTCTATGATGGCGCGGGCCACACCCATGTTCAGGTACTTCAGGTCACGATCCAAGACCGGTTCTTCTTCGGCTTTCGGCGCCGTGAAGGGCAGTGGCTCAGTGTCGGCAACGGGGTCATTGAAACTGTGGGAGGCGGCCGGGTCGATCTTCGGGGCTTCGGGTTCCGGCTTGGGCTCGGGCTTCACTTCCGGGGCCTGCTCGACTGCGGCAGGCAGTGTGGTCGGAGCGAGTTCCGTGGAAGCGGGTTGCTGGGCTTCCGGGGTGGCTTGCTGAGCGACCTGGGCCGGGGCTTGCGATTCGCTGGCGGAGCCGCAGGCGGCCAGGATGGAGGTCAGGGCGATGACGAGGATGGTGCGTTTCATGATCTTGGTTCCTTGAGGTTGTTGGCTGTCGTTCAGCCCATGGACAGAACTATACGCCTACCCACGGGCCGAGTCAACGCCGTTCGTCACTCCGACGGACGGTTGATGCGCTCGATGATCTTCTGGATGTTGGCCGGGCACAGTTCAGGAAGCTTGCCGGACCTGTCCTTGGCCGTGAACGTGCCGTCCGGGACGAAGCGGAGGGTGCGGCGGTGAGAGACCGTGCCGTCTTCCTTCTGAACCGTGTCAACCACAAGGCGCCCCACCAGGTCCAGCAGGTACGGCAGCTTGTCGCTGAATTTTTGCCCAGGCACCAGGGGTGCGTAGGACTTGCGGCCAGCGTCATCGGTCACAGTGGTCTGCTTGGCAATCCAGATGACGGAGCATGGCAGCTCGCGGAGCTGGCGGATCAGGCGTGTGACCGCCGATTCCATCTCCGGGTAGACCTTCCGTGGGTCCGGGGTCTTCTGCATCAGGTCGGCCAGCACGATCTCGGCAATCTCGGACAGCGAGTCGAAGATGATCGTGCTGTACTCGGCGGCGTGCTGGGTGGCGTACTTGACCGCCTCGCGAGCCGTCTTGATGTCCGTGACCTCGATGTAGGGAATGTCAGCGCCTTGCAGGGACATCAGGCCACCTTCGGCGCTAATGACCAACGGGCGGTCACAGGTCAGGGCCAGGCGGGTCTTGCCGGCGCCGGATTCGCCGTAGATCAGGGCATTGATCTTGCCCGAGTTGTGCAGGGCGTTTGTGTTTTTGATCATGGTTATTTCTCGTAGAACTTGATTGCGGCCGGAGCCGGTTTCGTGATGATGAACTGCTTTTGGGCTTCCGTCGGCTCGTACTTTGCTGGTACCGAGTACGTAGCAGACAACCCTGCCAGGAGCGAGGGATTGGACAATGACGCCTCCCCGAGGGCCTTATTGTCAACCGAGATCCGCGTGACGTTCTTCACGGTGACACGCTGTCCGTCCACCTCACCATCGAACTGGCCGGCGTGCTGGCCCAGCCAGTCGCGGATGCGATCGGCTTTGGCTTGCAACTCCTTGATCTCGGCCAGCAGGTCGCGGTAAGCCCGGATGCCGCGGGTGATGGTCGCCTTGTTGCTCATTTGACACCTCCTACAGACGAATTCAGGACGGCCAGACCGTGGATATAGGCCAGGCAGGCCTGCTGCTCGATGGTATCGGTTTCCATGTAGTAGTACCACTCGTTGTTGGCGCGCTGCAGGCGGTAGTTTCCGCGGTATCGCTCGATGGGCGTGGACGGCGGGCGCTTCTCCAGCTCCTCATCTTCGAACGGAAGGACGTGACCGGTGGTGTTGACGATCCGCCCGTCCTTCATGCCGCACACGGGGGACAGGGAGCGGAAGACCTCGATGTCATCCTCGGTTTCCATAGCGCCTTCCAGGCTCAGAATACCGATCTTGCCGGCGATGCTGGGTGCCGAGGCGACGATGTAGGCTTGCGAGCCCAGGCGACGGAGGGAATGGGCTGTCTCGTAGGCATGAGGCAGCATGATGAGAGTCTCAGCCTTGCGGGAGCGGGCAACCTGGATCAGGTCGGCGGGTGAGGCGATGATCTTGGCCATGATTGACTCCTGTGTCGTGATGGCTTGTGGTTGAATCAGTATCGTCAGTATGGGGCAGGGCCGCTTGTCTGTCAAGCCCTGTCTGACAGGCGGTCAGAGCGGCAGCGGGATGTTTCGGGCCAGCAGCTGGCGCTCCGTGCGGAACTCCATCGGGGCGGCCACTGGCATCGGGTCGATCTGGTAGGTGACGCCGTCGAAGACGATCAGGATCGGCTTGTGGCTGCCACCTTCCTGCTTCGGCGTGTAGTAGATCGCCCGGACTGTGTCACGAGGCACACCACGGAGCCGGCTCATATCGTAGGCGGCTCCGCAGTGACTGATCCACACGCGGCCAAAGCCTCGCTTGATGTTGGCCTCAGACCGCCAGTCGGCCAGTGTGCTCGACACTTTGGCTCGAACTGCCATGGGCAGCTGGTCGTAGGATTCGACCCGGTTCCAGATTTTCATGACTTGAACTCCTTGATGACGTTGTTGACTTGCTGAATGCTGCCGTCAGTGGCTTCCAGCGCTTTCTTGAGCTTCACGGCCGTCTGGGCGTCCGTGCAGGACAGGATGCGTGTCTGGCCGCCGATCGTGACCTTCAGGTCCGAAGCCGATACGTAGCTGATTTTCATTCCGTCACTCCTGATCGTCATTGTCGACGCTGGCAGCCAGGATCAGGGCAATGGCCAACAGGCCGGCGTAGCAGATGAGGAGGATTGCGGAGAGGATGATGCTCATGGCTGTTTCCTTGGAAGGGTGGCCGGCATTCTTCGGTTGCCGGCCAGGACCGTGACAGGCATCAGCGCTGTCGATGGAGAGCATTCTCCCGCAGTTCCGCCAGGAAGTCAACCATGGGCTGCTCCCACACGCTGCTCGGATCGGTCTTGTCGGCCCAGCGGTTGACCACAACCGACCGTCGGTCGGCTTTGTAGATCAGCACGGGTTCGTGTGGCCCGGCCGCCTGGGCCAGTGCCTGTGCTCGCCACTTGGCCAGCAGGGCCGGCTGGACCTTGCTGTAGCGCTTGCACTCGATCGCGTAGCCGGCCACGGCCTCACCCTCCAGATCCCCCGGCAGGCAGCCCTTTCGGTACTGCTCGATCAGCCGCTTGCATTCGAGACCTGTGGCTGCCTTGATCTCGTTTGCGATCTGCCGCTCGAAGGCGGCGCCCTTGTTGCGGCCGTTCACGGCCTTCTTTTTGACTTCCTTCGTTTCCATCACGCCCTCCTTAGACGCTGTACATGCCGGGATTGTAGGGGGTCATCAGCAGGTAGGCCAGACCGCCGCCTTGCTTGCCGATCTTGATCTTGCGAATCACGCCGAAATCACGCTCCATCACGGCCAGGACCCGGCTGATCATCAGGCGGTCGTCCTGACCGGCTTTCTTGATGATCCGGCTGAGCTTCGGGTTGCGGGCCACGATGGTCTGCACCAGCGAGGCGGGTAGCATGTTCTCGGTCGGCAGGTCCTGAGGTTGCAGACCGTGCAGGAGCTCACTCTTCGGGTTCGTTGTCACTTCGGTCATGCAGCGGTGCATGGTCTCACTGACGATCGTGCTGGTACTCTTGTCGGCTTCGGCGATGTCAGCCTTCATCAGCTCCAGGTGCTTGGCCACGAACCGGATAGCCCAGGCGGCGATGTCCTCGGTGATTTGCGGCGCCATCGTGTTGTTGATGATCGCCACGGCCGTGGCCAGGCGCTCCACACGGGCGTGCACGCGGGCAGCGGCGTCAGCCAGCGTCTGCTTACCGAACCGCCTCCATGCAGCCGCCTGACGGGCGCGCTTCGTGGCGTGCTCACGCATCACACGCTCGGCCTCGCGAGTCATCTGGACACGCTGGTAAGCCGGGTTCTCGCTACCAGCCACACGGTCCTGCAGGTTGGCGATGCGGCGGATCGTGGACAGCGTGGTCTCGGTCAGAGCGCCGCCGGTGCCGCGGATGGTCTGCATGCCTTCGTACCAGTTGACCACGGTCAGGCGGGACAGCAGGCCGGAGCCGGATGCGTCGCTCGACAGCAGGTGCTCCAGGTAGGCCGGCTGCGTGTCGGCGATCATCGACAGGTAGTAGTGCCGCGGAATCTGGGCACCAGCCTGTGTCAGCGTCAGCTCGGCAGGGCTGGACGGAGCGCGGTCGAACATCTGGATGACTTGACGCAGACCGACAGAGCCCACCTGGTCGCTGGCCAGTCGGGCCAGATCCGTGCCGATCTCCGACCAGTGGATTACGCCGGCGGGGACCTGTGACCGCAGCTTGGCTACAGCGGCCCGGCCGCCAACCACGGAGGCTGCCACGGCGCACGCCGGGTTGGCGTCCGAGAAGAGGCCGGTGATCACACTGGCGATGTTCTTGCCGGAGCCCGGAGGGGCGCACAGAACGACGTGGTTCGTGATACCGAACGAGTCGCCTGACGGGCTGCTGAAGTTGCGGGCCGCCAGGCCTGACACAGCCGCCAGCAGGGCGCCAGTGGCAAAGTCGACCGGTACCTCACCGCGGACGCTGTTTGCCAGGTCAGAGACTATCTGGCCGGCCAGACCCGGAGGCAGGCCGGCGTTATTCACCGCCTCGGTCTCAACCACGGCCACCGTGTCCTCAACAGCGGGCATATTCTCGGCGGCATCGTCGTTCAGCGCGTCCAATTCTCCGGATTCGGCCAGTTCGGCGGCGCGGGCAAACATCCGGTCCCAGTCGAAGGCGGCAGGGGCTTTAGTTGACTCTTCGACCTCGGATCCGTCCTCGGTCGGCTCCTCGATGACGCCATCATCGTCGACCGTGTAGCGGGTCGGTGCAGGCGGCTCAGGTTCCGGCTCGGGCTCCGGCTTCGGCATACGAGCCTCGGCCAGCTGCTTGGTCAGCTCGGCAACCTGGGCTGTGAGGGCCGTCACCTGCTCCAGCAGGCGCTGGATCATCGCGTCACGGGGGTCAACCTTGGTCATCTCGGCTTCGACTTCCTGGGCCTTGTCTGCAGCCTTAGCGGCCGGGGTGTCGCAGTATGCCACACCGACAAGGCGTTGCGCCATATCCGTCCATTCCGCCCCGATCTCGCGGCGCTTCCGCAGGCTGTTGATCGTCCGCTCGACGTAGTTCGTCTGGGCCTTCTGGCGTTGACCCAATCCGGACTTGCGGAACGTCGTGGCCACCACAGCATCGTCGTCGGTGGCCCAGCACAGGGCCTCGATCAGGGCCATATCGGCCTCGGACTGCGACGGGTAGCCCATGGCCTGCCAGTCGCCGGCCCAAAGGCTGCGGACCCTGTCCTGCTTCCACACGCGCTTCAGGGCCTCGCGGCAGGCGTCGTCACTGGCGGCGTCTTGCATCGTGGCTGCCAGCGGCTTCACCGTGTTCTTCAGCCCGCCCAGGCGTGCCACAAGGCGGTCGATCTTGTCCTGACGGGGCTCTACCACGTCCCAGCCGTTTATCACGTTGCCAGTGACGATGATGAACCGCTCCTGGCCGTAGACCTCGATGTCCTGCTTCGCGTCGCGGACACCGCCGGCCAGATTGGCTTGCACGAAGATATGCGTGCCACGGCCGCTGCTGCTTGTCTCGGCGTACGAGTCCAGCCACTCGACCATAGTCATCTGGTCGCCGGCGTAGTCCTCATCCATGTCTACCACGGTCACACCGCAGCCCGGGGTCAGCAGGGCGCCGATACGGGCAGAGGGGCCAAGCTTCCTGGCGGCCCTCCAGGCCTCACTAGCGGACATCCAGCCACGCGTGTCAGTTGTGGACAGCGGCATCCAGCCGCCAGAGGTTGGGGAGATGCCCCAGGGGCGCTTGTCGCCGTTCGCAGGGTTGCGAGCGACGCCCCAGTGTTGAATCAGTCGTGAAAGTTTCATGTGAAGCCCCGGAGTGTATCCATGCGTGCATGATACATAGCTGCCGGCATTTCGGCAAGCTCCGTTCGTCGGAGCGGAAAAGCAGGAACCCCGGGCCGCAGCGCTTTGCACGTCACCTCGGCCATTGGCGTGGCCTCGGGCTCTGTGTGCCGCTCATTCTGTCCCGGGGTATTACGGACGCAACCTGCCTCCGTTAGGCTTCCACAGGTGTCCGGCCGGAACCACCTGTAGCAGCCAATAGCCGCGCCAACGGATACTGTCCGGAAAGCTCCGTGTGTAGTACTGCCCCAGCACACGGCCCGGTTTCGGTCTTTTGAGATCGTCGATTGCAACGGAACCCGGGGGGCACTCCGTTCCGGCTGATACGCGCCGGCAGCTAGCTCGCTGCATCACCCTCAGCTGTCCCGGGTCAGCAAGAAGGCTGCCGGAGCTGCAGACACAGTGCCTGCCTATTTCCTACGTACTGCATCGGCGGATTTAGAGCCCCGGCCTTACCACCGGGGAGTTGTTCCGACCGCCACGCTCTGTGCTCGTTTGGTACTGCATTGCCGGAGTTAGGAGGCCTCGCGCTCTACCCTGAGACTCGCATCGCCTTGTACCCGACCGGCCGTCTTTACCTTTACCGTTTCAGCCCCGAGATTCCGTTTCTACCATCACCGCCTGACTCGCAGGCGTCTAAGCAGTTGCATTCAGGGGCTTCGCATTCATCGCCAGCTACGCTGCCGGGTGTGGCTGCCTCGCTGTCGATGGAGTGAACTATACGCGCCTGGCGCAGCACTGTCAATACCCTGCGTGCACATGCCGCCCATCCGCCGACACACGGCCGCGTCACGCACGCGCGCGCGAGGCAACCACAGGTCAATCACACGCCGCGGCAGCGGTCGGTCAGGGGCGATCCGCAACAGCTTGCGGACGGCTTCCCATTCGCATTTGACAGTTTTTGACAACGCACTCTATAGAGAGACCATATAGAAAAAAGGTACTTTCCAAACATTAGACCCCATGTTAAATGTAACGACACACTTTTTAAATCGTTCAGAATCAATGACTTAGATGAAAATCCTGTTACAATTTAAGTTGTAACAAATCGTAAGCATACACTTTGTTACAACTTGAGAAGGGTTCGCAATTGGATGCGAGGCTGTACGCGCATCCAGTAGTCCGCGACCGTTGGCGGCCATCCGCCGGGCGAGCTGTGTGTGGCGGAATGGTAGAATCGTGGCCGGTACCGAACCCCTGATTCCCGATGAAACCTCTGCACCTGCCGCCCATCAACGAGACGGCTCTACGCGAGCACCCGTGGCCCGACATCTTCCAGAGCGTGACCCTGGATGAGTTTGTGGCCAGCTACCTGATCGACTACAACGGCCGAAAGGCGTTGCGTCGCCTGGGCCGTGGAAGGGGCGTGAGG